CGCTACGCCTTTCAGGCGCGAGTTGAAGCCTTGATGGCTTCTAGCCGATAGTGTACCGAACGCTCCAAGCACATTAACATAAGTCCTGCTCAGAGCGGTGTGTCGCATGTTACTTATCCGTAGAATAGAAGCCGCCTGATTTAAATATGACCGGTACTGAACTGTATATCTTGCGCATTGGCTCATGGCATAACGGGCATTCGAGATCATGATCTGCATTTATTGAGAACTCCTTCTCATATCTAAGGTTGCTCTGGCAACGCTCCTCATTGGTGCATTCGAACTCGTAAATCGGCATCAGGTTACCTTGCCATGCATTGCTTCAATATGGCTTAGCATCATTCGACTTATCTCCATCTGACTTAGAAATCCATAAGCAGATTTAAGTGAATAGCCACATGGACAGGTGTGCATTGCCTCAGGTAGTTCAGCCATTACTCATCTCCTCTACATAGTTTGCATCGCTGGCCAAGTTCCCAGACACCACAACCTAAACATCTTTTAATGTCTGATTCTTGAACCATGTCTTGTCGCTTGCCATAACCAGCCTCAAGGAGTAGCCCCACCAGATCGCTAAGACGAAGCATCGCGACATAATCGCCCGGTGTTTCACCTTGCCCATTCAGCCTGAAAGTAGCGAACCCCAATAAGCCACTTTCTTCTGTACGAGCTTCGATCTGGCGGAGCGTTCCCTTGATGTCGAGTCCAGTACGCGCTTTAACCTCGCAATCGAACGGGACATTGAGGATGTCGCGCCCTGAACCTCGACCTACTGAAGCCCCTTCCCACCAGAGCCTCAGATAATCAGCCACTACTCTTTCTGTACGAAAGCCGCGGTGTTTTCTACTTTGAGACATTAGTCTCCAGAGTTACTGCATGGCAATCTGGACATGACCAGGTAAAGCCAGCAATTAAAGATCCACCAGTTATGACGATCTCTGATACATCGAATTCACGATTACACAGACAGCATCGAGTAGTAATCCCCGAGGCCTTAACGCTCTCTCGAATCTTCTTATAGTGTTCGATAACATCTACATCAGGGAACGATTCCCATTCACCGTCTTGGTTCATAAATTGTAGGCTGCTCATTAACCTCTCGCCTTCTGCTTAACCCACTTGCCATCTTTGTTAATCTCCAGCCAAACGGGTTCACACTTTTCTAAGAATCCGCCTGCTGGGTTTTGGCATCTAAACTGCGCCCAGGGTTGATTGTTCTTCTTTGATACGCCTTGGCTAAATTTCATTACGCCATGCTCGCAACTAGGAATATCATCATCGATCTTAGTCCCCTGTAGCACATTTTCAATAAGTGCAACTGCCTCACTAGCTGTAGGTGTTGGATGAACTTCTTTGGTTGTCCAAGGATCATCCTCGACCGGCATTGTTATCTTGTCTGCGAGTTTCTCAGCAAACGGCTTGGGCTGCGCTTGATTGACTTTTGCCATTTCTTCACGGCTAGGGCGTTTGCCTTTCGTTGCATAATTCGCGTTAGCCAAAGCACGGCCAATCGCACTCGTCTCGCAATTCTCAAGCGCCGACGTAGAATTAACTCCTCGCGTAGATACGGTTTCCTCAGCAAAGCCAGTAGTCCAAGGGTGTGCATCCACTTCAGTTCGATAGATAGAAGCCTTAACGATAAAGCGCTGAAGCGTATGCTCAACGATCTCAGTAGATATTCGACCATCTGGGTGTTCCTTCCAAAACTTAGTTAGGCGTTCTTCAACTGTTTCGTAATCTTCTAAATTAAACATTTATAACTCCTAAATATCCCAAGCAAACTAAAGTGGTCATGGCAATTACGCATATTGATACTGTTATTAAGAAAATACCCAATGCTGTTTCAAATAAATTAAACATATAGTTCATTCTCCTCTAATTTGAGTTGACCAGAGATCGCGAAGTAAGCCGCGCCATCGATGTAGTTATCGACTTTTCCAGTTTCCATTGATCTTGCGATTTTGACCAGCGCCATACACATCGCAACTTGGTGAGGCTCGATTGGCATTTCAAGGTATGCAGCCCATAGGGATGCGGTTCTGGACATATTGTCCGAAGGATGTCCGTAGTCAAGACCACGATCCTGGATGATGGCTCTTGCTTCTGTAAGGTAATCATTGGCTTTCATACTCTTACCTTATCGCGCTGATCGTAGAACTTGCGCATTGCCCGGCGGCCTTCTCGATAACCAGCATCGACACCCATTGAGTAAAACAAAACTACTGATAATGACCAACCAACCATCAATAAACCAATTTCGTAGATAGTCATTATGCAGCCACCATTTCTGAGGCTGTCTGCTCGATGAATGCTTTAGCTTCTTTTAGTGTCTTGAAGATTGCCCAGATAGAACCTTCGATACCGCAAGCCCAACCATTCTTGCCCAGTTGTGCAATAACATCTGGATCACCTTCGTGCATCATGCGAACATCTGTAATCCAGAACTGACCACTTTCGTATGATCCGTAACCGATCTTGTTCCAATTCATTTTTTGCTCCCGATCCGCCAGAGTTTCTGGCTTCTTGGGATAAGCATGGCATGGCTAAATGCGCTTGCCTAGCATATTTTGATAACGAAACGGTAACAATTCCTGGTCATCAACATGGTCATCGATTGTCCTATTTATGTCTGGAAAGTCATCGAGGCCTGCCATAGCGCCTTCCATGAACTACGAAAGTTCCATCCTTTTCAAGGTTTACTAAGGTTACCTGGCTATCTTCAACCAGGATAAAAGCCTGCTGCCAGTTCATAGTTCCCTTGGTATAACCAGCCTTTCGAACATCCATTAGATGCCCACCTTCAACCCCACGCAGGATGCGCCCTATTTTGCCCCCAGAAGCCTCTGTAAAGGCCGATAAGCCTGCTCTATGAGTATGTCCGCAGACCACGCTTAAACCATGCCTACGAGCCGCTCCAAGGGCTGTAAGGCCTGCATTAGGGTTAATGCCCTGTTCGTCTCCATGAACTGCTACCCAGCCCTTAGCGAACGCGTATGGCTTCTTATGATAAGTAATGCCCAATTCATCTAAACGCATAAACCGTTCAAACTTGAGTTCTGGCAAGGCCAAGAATGCTGGAATCTTCTTCATGATTACATTGTAAAGACGGTCGGTATGGTTAGAGCGAATCATGTGAGCCTCTTTGGAATGCTCGACCAATGACCATAAAACCTCGACCGCTAGATCGCGATCCTCAGCTAGTGTCTGTTCGTACCAGCCTGGCGTTCCGTCTGACCATCGGCTGATCTGTGGGAGATCGATTTCGTCTCCGAGAGTAACCACGCTATCTGGGCGATATGCCTTGATAAAAGATGCAACATTGCGTACAGCAACTTCGTCATGATATGGAACTTGTAAATCTGGAACGATTACAGTTCTTTTCATTTTTAATCCTCATCGTCATCATCGTATGGAATCTCGCCAGGAAGATTAGGAAGCCAGTTAGGAGTAGGCAAGATTGTTGCAGGATAAGTTAAAGGTTCAAGAAGAATGGCTAGCGCCATCTCTGTGCTGAAACCTGCTCGTCTGAGCGATTTGTAATACTCATTAAGCCCGATGCAATACTGATCGAGAATAGAGTAAGCCTCTAAGTCGATAGCCTTCTTTCGTGCCATATTAAAATTATCGCTCTAAGAGTATGTTGTAGATCTCATCGACACGCGAATTGAGTCGCTTAATCTCCGACAGCAAGTGCGTGATTACATAGCCAGCCAATCCACCCACTATCGCAAGCGTGGCAATATAGAGATTCAACATGTCCGTCTGAGTCATTTTTTAGGTGTCGCATAACCGAAGATGCCAGCAACGATTGAACCAAGGATCGCCCGGTAATCAAGTGCGAAATTAGAAGTAGTTCCCCATACGGCTAAGAATGCTCCGATAGAAACTATTGCTGGGTGCTTCATATTCATTTGCTTGCTCCTAGTAGTGGGATTTGAAAGAACGAAGAATCTTCATCGCCCTTGATACTGAAAGATATATGGAGATGATGGCGGTGCTTATTAACGCCTGTATATGTTCTCCAACGCCAGGCGCTTTTCGCGCTTGCAATCTTGCCATCGAAGATGATGTACGAGATGCGTTTATCAGACTTTGCCAACTGACGAAGTTGATCCGCCACATCGGGCATGATGTCTGGCTTTGGTTTCCCTGATAAATCGCGGTCAACATCAATGGCACGAACCCAGCCCTGCTCATCTGGATTATGGTCAGACTTACGAGCTGAGTGCCGACTATCACCGATCCAGCCGTCTGAGGTGCGATCACGATCGCTGAAACAATCATCGAACTGTTCGCGAAGTTGTTGACCTGCCTTGCATAATTTAGGTTTCATCCAAGTAGAAGAGTTGCTTCTTCAGCAGTTATACCTAGGCGATCAAGTAGTGCGGCCTTTGCGGTTGCCTTAGCTTCGATTTCCGCAATCTGCGCTGTGCGCTCGGCTTGATCTTTCTTATATTGTGCGGCTTCTTCTTTAGTCATATCGCGTTCAATGACTTCGCCGGTTTCAACATTATGTTCAATGATTTTCATTATTTAACTCCGTATAGAATGTAAGAGCCGCTAGTAAAATTATTTGATGAAGAAATACCAGTAATAGCATTTGCATTTGCCCAAACACCTGAGTTATTAGACAAAGCCTTAGAACCCTGAGGGTTTCCGCCGTAAATTGAATTGCAAGTTTTATACGAATCAGTATTTGCATAATCATAAATAGTCATATAAAAAAAGTTTGGGCCATTTCCAGTTGTAACATTTGGATAAGATATTTGCCAACGCGAGTTGCTTGCCGCGCTGTTGTTGGCAGTTTGTGTAGATGGAGTTTGTGTCCAACCATAATTACTGCCTGAGTCTGTATTTACGCGTATGCCAATATCATCGTTTAAATATGCGTTGCGAATAACTAATACTAAATCTTTATATGCACCGCTAATTGATGTTAAAGATAGAGCATTTGATGAGAATGTTCCAGAAGCAAGAGTGGTCATGGATCCGCTTGAAGCAGTTGCCCATTCTGGAGCAGTTGCACCGCTATTGACGGTAAGAACTTGACCTGCTGTGCCAAGAGCTAGGCGTGTGTTTGTGTTAGCCGTAGCAGATCGATATTCAATATCGCCAAGGGTTGTAGAAGGGTTTAACGCCTTAGTGGTTGTATCGACCGATGAGCCAAGGGTACGAATAGCGGCAGCGCCATCCTTGACGAGATCGGTATCGTCTGGGGTTGTCCACCCATAGTTAGTTGTCGTTGCCATATATTCTCCTTATCAGGCTACTATTGTAGCGTTATTCCAATCTAAAGTAGGGCTAAGCGTGTTCCATGTCTCTGTAACTGGAACGCTATTCCACCTAAAAGCCTGTAGTGAATAGGCAACTGGCGAAACAATAACTGTTAAATCAAGTGCATTGAATCTGGTAGTCCAAGTCCAACCTTCAACGAATCCCTGATAGCGCCCATCGGATATGTTTAAAGGCAAGTCCTCGATATCTAGAGGCAGACCCATAAATATATTAAAGGCTTGATCTCTAGAGGCATCTGGGATGTTGGGATTGGCCATTGGGAATGTAATGCTTTTGAATTGATATTGAGGGAATGCTCGAATGTCTAAATAGAACTCTGCCTGGCTTAGCGCATCTGCGCCATTCTCGATGCTGGTCTGAATGTTTTGACCTTGAGTGCCATAAACGGCGATCGAAGCGGCATCTTCGGCTGTTTCTTGCTGGCCATTTTTATAGGTGATAGTTACCTTGTTGCGTATATCTCCAAGGCGCTTAGATGTTGCGATGCCTTTAGCGTAAGCCCATCCGCCATCTACATAGGCGTAGCCATTAGCCCCTAAGTATTGAGATCGATGGGTTGAGTCCGCGTAGCCGATACGGCCAGAAGCATCCTCGTAGATGTAGCCAAGGCCAGAAGTAGCAAGGCGAGCGACTAAAGAATAAACATCTGTAGTCGAAGCCGACCTATCTGTTAGCTCGTAATCGCCCGGGCGATCGATTTCGCCTAGTCCAGAGTTTTCGGCATTAGCCCAAGTAATTAAAGGATCGTAGGCCGCCCATGTTTCTGCTGCTGGAACTTCATTCCATTGATCGAATAGAACCTGTGAAAGAATCTCGTAAATTTGATCGCCATCAAAATCTTTATCTAGTACGCCCTCAGTTAATACTTTCGGCAGTTTAGACAATGCCCCCAAGGCTGTAACTGTTATGTTTTGAGTTATGGCTGGTTCGCCTGTGGCTACAACAATATCGATGTCCGAGATATCTCCGCCGAAGAGGGGGACATAAGTTCCAGTTGAATCTTTTATCTTGACCACGATGGAATCATTTACATCGAAGGCAATGGCTGATTGATCTAGGTTCTTTATTGTAAATCGGCAATAACCAGCAATGGGTTGGCTATAAATATCGGTTCGGCCAGAGGTAATCGTTAAGTCAGATAAAACTAAGTTTGTTACATCTCCAAGCCCATTGACCTCAACCGCCCAATCGGGTGTCCATAAGGTCATACGAAGGCCGCGCTTCCTAGCGTTCCTCGAGCTTGTGAATCATTAAGAATGCTGACGATCTGGCGAGCGGTTGATTCGCTATCGATTGCGCCATTGACGGTGATATTAGTATTGCCGCCACCGACATATCTATAACCAGAAAGTGATGGAGTTGAAGATATAGGTGCTGATGGAGTTGATGGAGAAGATGATCCAGTTGAGAATGAGGCGCTACTGAATGGATTTAGGGCAGAACCTATCTGCTTAGATATATCGATTACTCGCTTGATCTTGTTGTAAAGATCATCGAAGAATGAAACTACTTTGGCTAGGCCGCTAATCAGAGCGCCTATTGCTCCCCCTACAACTTCGAAAGCCTTGCCTAGAACCTTGCTAAGAATTGGTGCTAGTACATCTCTGGCAAATTCTGCTACACCCTTAAAGAGGGTAATCAAAGGTCTTAGTTCATCGCTATTGCTTGTTAAAGAATCACGAACGCTGTTGAAGGCTTTGCGAAGGCCGTCTGTGATTGGAGTCAAGAATTGAATCACCGGGCGAAGCTTCTCGCCAAGGTTGTTTGTGAAGTCTGCGATTGCTGGAATAACATCCTTAACCAACTTCTCAACCAAGGGAGTAATCGCTGTAAGGATGTAAGCGCCAACGGTTTCCTTGCCTTCATCGAAGGCCACTTGCAAGCGGCTTAACTTTCCTTGGAATGTATCGGCCTGCTTTGATGCCTGGTTCTCGAAAGTGCCAGCGAGTTTTGCTGTTATTTGATCGAATGAAAGAGTTTTAAGTTCAGCCTTATCAATTCCAACGCCTAAGCGGCTAAGGCCTGCTAGGTTGCCTTCTTGAGCCTTAGAGAGGGCTTCTGTAACTGCTGAAAGAGACTTGCCACTACCAGCAGCAATATCAAGGGCTAGCGCTTGTAACTTCTGAGCCTTATCAACATCTTTGGTTGCTCGAGTTAAACGATCAAGGGATGGTCGAAGTTCATCATCTGCAACGCCAGTAGCCAGAGAAGTCTGAAGAATAAATTCTTCTGTGCTTTTAATCTGGGCATCTGTAGCCTGAGTAACATTCTTGAGAGTATTGGCTAACTTGGCTTGAGCGGCTTCATCTTCAATGGCTGACTTAACGCCATCGATGGCCAACTTGCCAGCATAAGCAACGGCGGCTGCGCCTGCTGCTGCGAAGGCTGCTCCAGCAATCTTTCCAAACTTAGAAATTTTATCGCCGAAGGTGGCTACATCTTTATCCGCTTTATCAAGATTCTTAGTGAAGTTATCGACATCAGCAAGAAGCTTGAGCGTTAACGCCCTTGTACCTGTTGCCATTAGCCCCACTCCTTCAAAATCTTATCGAATGATTCTGTCCACTTAGCCACGATCTGAGGTTGGATCTTTCTCAGAGTTGGATAAATAAACCAGCCCTTAGAGCCTCGACCTTCGCGGCCTGACCAGACAGGGAACTGTCTAAACTTATTAGAACCGAATTCAGAACCGCCCCAGATATCTTTAGTGGTTGCCCCACCTGAAAACTTCTGAGAAGCGAATCCATAAGTAATCTCACCAATACGGCTTGACTTCTTAACCCTAGAACCCTGAGCAATCCTGCCTGAGACTTTACGGTTATTGCCGCTGTTAGCAGTTTGAATAACCTCAGCCCGGGCGAATTCAGCCAGAGCGCCTGATTGGCGCTTGGCCTCATCGTTTGCTTCTTCACCCATATTCTTTAGGGCTTTGAACACCATGCGAAGTTCTGTCTTATCGAAGGCAAGTAACTCATTTGCCACGATTACGCTCCTCTAGTATTTCAATCGCTGTAAGAATATCCTCGGCGCTTTGCCAATGATCCATAGGGATCTGAGTGGCTATTGCCAATTCCACCAAGAGTCGGCTTACGCTTCCCCTTGAATGACTTTTGGGTCTCCTTCACCTACTTCAACATCCGCGACCGATTCCATCCAGACATCGAGTGTCTTAGTTGGCTTGCCGCCTGCATCGCGTTTCATTGCTGAATGCGCTACATAAAGGATGTCCCACATGCCCCCGAACTGAGAGATAACCTTTT